TTGTACAGGTATTTAATTACAGGTTTCACCTTGTATCACCAACCAATTCGTATTTTGTTTTAATATTTCGACAATCTATAAGCCCAAAACTCTTGAAATATTAAAAAACAACGGGGATATGAATCATAATTCACGTCCCCGTTGTTTCACATCGTGAGACTATTAGTCTACGATTTTGTATTCAGCAAGCTGTTTGTTCTTATCTGGGAACAAGTCAAACACAACAGACAATGCAGTTGGAGTATTCACATCTTGCGTCAATGTGAAGTTAGATTGTGGCCGTGCATTGTGATACGCAATTTGCACGAACTCATCTGTGCCTGTCTCTGCCTCGCGGATATATGCGTCTGCATATACTTCGTAAGCATCTGGGAACTTATCAGCGGCAATCTTGATTGTGCGAACACCGCTCACTTGTTCCAAGAAGTACACAGCGTAAGCTTCACCGACAACAGCTTTGTCGTTCAACTGAACGTCGTTACCAGTTACGCTGAATGTGACCATGTTTGTTGCTTCTTGATTCAATTCTCCCACGTTTGTAGCGGAAGCAGTGATTGCTTCTGGAGTAGCAATTACAGTCGTGCGGGTTGTTACGCCAGTTGCGGCAGTGGTAGCAGTTACGACAGCAGATTCAGCACCTTTACCAAACTCGTTGGTTGCAACGATTGTGTAAGTGTATTGAGTAGCTGGAGTCAAACCAGTGTCTGTGAAAGTCCCAGAAGTAGTTGTACCGATTACAACGCCGTTACGTTTGATTTCGTAAGCGTCTGCGCGGGCGGACAATTCGAATGTGATGTTGGCAGTAGTATCGTTGATAGCAACGCTTACGCCAGTTACTTGTGCTGGCAATAAGTCTGTTTGACCAGTAGTAGAAACCAATGGCAATCCATCGTGTTCAATCAAGTCGTCTTTCAGCTTCAACACGGAAACAGAAGTAGCTTCGATGTTGCCCTTCAACGTCAAGCGCTTGTCTGCGCCAACAGTGAATACTTCACGTTTCATGATGTTGTTGGTTCCTTTTTCGACCTCAGAACCCAAAATCATAGCAAGGTATTTCAAGTCGAAGATTTCAGAATCGACGGTCAGTGTACCTGTGCGGTTAGAGTCCCACGCGATAGCGTTGGTTCCCTTTTTGGTCGCGAATACACGCTCAGATGTCCATTCGCTTGTAGTAGCATTTGCATAGTCTAAATACAAATCGATGTTACCTGTTCTCTTGTTTTTGAAGACAAGATTGGAAGCATCTTTCATACCGTATGTTGACATATTGTACTTCACCTCATATATTGTTTTTTATAGTTTTACTGACTCTTTCCAGTGTTTCAAATTGCCTTTTGACTCAAATTTCGGTGATAGTTTAATATCCCATTGGGCCATGTAGGACTCTTTTAGAGAGGCCGCCTCGCACAACTTGTTGAAGTGGTAAATAGTCATTTGTTTAATCTCGTTAATAGGGATGTACGAGTCGAACGACACCGACAAAATCAATATCTTGTCTGCGAAAGTCCTACTACTCCTCTGTAGCCCACGCAATCTTCCTTTGTATGTGTTCTCCCAGATTTCCCATTTTCTATCCGACATGTTTTTTGGTGCCACCAAGTCCATGTTCTTTTCGTAATTCGTAACAACTTTAATCAGCTCACAAAGCTCTCCGAACACCTCTTCATCGATAATCCAGCCAGCAGTCTCATTAATGATTTTCTTATTTGTCAGCGGCCGAAAGGCTTCGCTCTCTAAACCAGTCCAATAAGATATGCTGTCAATGATTATGTTTATACCAGATGAATAGCCTAGCATCTGACCAAGGATAAGCCCGCCCTCTTTGTCGAAAGCCATTTGCCAAACAGTCGGATATTTTTCCTCATATTTGTCAACTTCTCTGTTGCCAGAAAAGAGCTCTCTTGTAGTGATAGTGAAGACTTGAGTGTATGTGCCGAAGTTATTGTCATCACAAAGCTGTTCAACAGTTGGAATATTTATTTCAACATTGTTTGAAACCTTGATTGGCTTCCCGAACAATAGGTTGATTTTATTAATATCAATCATTTGAAATCTACCGTCATGAAGCCCATTGTATATCCACCAAGCTTATTGTTATGCTCCCAGTTCTCAATGAACGTTTGCAATTTAAGCTGGCCTACTCCAAGCTCCGTGTTTTGGTCGAACAACTCGTATATTCTGGCGGCTATCAAGTCTTGACGATATCCCGTCTCAGTCTCCATGATGGCCGTATCAACCAGAACGTAGAAGTAGATATATCCCATCAGATATCCGTCTGAGAACTGTCTGTAGCCCTCTTGAGGAACAAAGTTAGACATGGATAGTGAAATCCAGCTCTTAGCGTCCTCAGCAACCTCTGGTATAAATCTATACCCGAAGACTTGCTTGTTGATTAGGGCGTACTTATCGTCCTCTGAGACGTTATCTTGGAACAAACAGTCTGGCGTCTGATAACTTAGTAGCTTGGCAAGCTCGTCATCTTTGGCAATCGTGTCTAATATATACTGCTTCCATTTTGTGATGTTTTTGATTGAGTTGTTTTCGGAGTTACGTTTTCTTACTGCTTTTTCGATTCTAGCCAATCTCTCTCACTCTCCTAACCAAACTTTTTAATTACTCTGATAGGAAGAGAAACAAAGCTACCATCAGTAAGTTTCGCGATTACATTGACTGTCTGACCGACATATCTGTAGTCATCCTTGAACTGCAATGTAACGCTCAGTGCGTCTCGTTCGCGGGTGTACATTGGTTGGTCTACTCCATCGACAGACTCGATTATCCATTCGGAAACCTCGTATCCATCTGATATGGTGTAGATGTACGTTCTGCTGATTCTAGGTTTCAACTCACCGCTTATAGTTGCCATCACTGGCTCTACTTGGGCTGGCTGGTCTTCTTGCACATTGTTGTAATAATCAGCAATATGAAGCTCCCTGTTGTCGTAAACAGTAATCGTATCTTCTTCCATCAATAAGTTAATCAAGCCGCTTCTTGACACGGTATCGGCAAACAATATCTTATAGACATTTTCTCCGACGAATATTCGCTTCCCGATTGTGAAATACGAACGTGTGTCATCGTTGTCTTGAACATACATCATCATTTTTCCGTTTACGATTGCGATATTATCGCCACTAAACGAAACACCTAATGTGTACAACGTCTGGTTTTGAACGTATGCCCCATAGCCCAGACCATTATTGACAACCGCCCCATCTACCAGCCATTTAAGCTTCCAGTTTACAGCCTTAATCTTTAACTGCTGGTGAGTAGGAATTGTCTTAAACTCTTCTGTGAAAACAAGCCATTCACTGTCTCGCCAGTCAATGTACGAGCCAATGTCAATGATTGTTTCATTCGGAGCGATTATGTACTTGTCATCTGACAAGTCCTTGTTATTGCTTTGAGAGTGGTCTTGAAACACCAGCTGAGCATACTCGCCGTTGATGTAACAATCCTCTTTATTCAATGCGTCTTCAAAGTATTTGACAAATTCTCTTTGTTTGTGTCTCAGGTTTCTTTCGTACCTCGACGCGCCAAGTCTATTCATTTTTTTGAGGTATATATCGCGATAGTCAATATCCATCAGAATCCACCGAATCCTTTATATGAATACTCTATTTGATACATTCTGATTTCTCTTTCGAGGTCAGCCTCAGTTTCACCTAACTGTTTGAGGTATTTATCACCTTGAACAGCAGTGAAGTCTCTGTCTCCAATAGCTTTGTACATGAAGTCAGCACTATACTTTTTCTCCCTAACCCATTCAAGCTTCAACGCTTTCGCGACGATGGACTTTTCAGTAAATGTTAAGTCAACGCCAAAGTTATTGTTCGCCATGTCGACGCTGTCGAAGTCAATATCCATTGATTGAAGGCTGGTAAGCGAGTTTATTAGGAGCCTAAGCATAACTTGCTCTAGTTCCACTTGTTCAACAGATGCGAGCTCGTAATCATCTATTTGCCCCAAGAAGAGAGCGTATACTTCGGAAAAATTGGTAGCCATTTAATAACCACCTCCGATTATTTAGCTGAATCTCGGATGTCACGCCAGAACGTATCCATTCTTTCATGACCCAGTTTTTCGGCCAGAATGTTCATTTTGTTGTAGTCGTTAAGCTCATCGTTCTTGAATAACTCAACGGCAGACTCAGCAATGCAGAAGCGAAGTTTGCTCTTTTTGTTATTCAGAATCTTAGCCAGTCGGTCGGCATCCGCTTCTGATACGAAGTTCGGAATTGTTTCAATATCGATGTAGTCTACATCTGCAAGCTTCTCGTCGGCCAACGATAATAGCTCGTCATATGAGTCTTTTAGCTTTAGCGCAGTTACAACGTCTTCAATAGTTACATCGTCACTAATCACGCTAGTGATAACAACGTGTAAGTTTTGCAAAATTTTGCGGCTACGCGCCATCATAGTTTTTAGCTCACCGAATGTGATGTAGTCGTCGCTACCGAAATCTTCCATGTCGATAACAAGACTTCCATTTGGTGTCTGATAGAAGAAACCACCATGAAGGTTGTTTGTGATTACAATCTCAGTGTCTTTGTCAATTTGTCGTGCCATTAAATAGAACCTCTCTCTCTCAATATATTCTCAGGGGCTCAGCGCCCCCAAGAAAAGCCTTGTCAATGATTATGTTACAGACTAGGCAGTAATTTTGTACATGCCGTAAACAGCAAGTTGTGCAACTTGTAAACCATATTTCTTCATAGTTACAAATTCCATTTGCATATCGTTACGTTTGTCGCCATTGTCTTCTCTTACGATAGACTGACCTTCCAGAACGATAGTGACAACTTTTTCACCTTGTGGCAAGACGATAAGAGTGTTGTCATCAATTGCGAACTCTTCTTTACCAGCTTTGTAAGCTTGCGGCAATTGAATCAAGTCCAAACCAGCAACTGTTCCAAGGTATCCAACACGATTCATTTCGTCCTTCATGCCGTCAGAGAAGTTAGCCGCTTTAGATACTTTGCGCAATGCAGATGCGGTACCATATACAGCAACGTTTTTACCACCAGAAGCAGTAGCGATGTGCTGTGCCATTGTAATCAATTTGTCTTCGTCGTAAGCACCAGAGTTTTTACGGACTGCACGCAACAAGTCGTATGAACCCATGAACGCGTCATAGATTTGAACTTGCATTTTGTGTTCGAAAGACTTCGCGATACGTTGAATCAGTTTCTGCCAGTTAATTTCACCGTTCAAGAAACGCTCCAACTCAGCGAAAGTTTTTGCTCCGAACCAGTCAGTATCCACCGTGAATTTAGAACCGAAGATTTCTTGTCTTTTCAAGTCTTGGGTTCCGTTTGCTACCATACCAACGCGGAACAGAGACTCGTCTTCAACCTCGAATACTGGACGGTCGCCGAAACCTACGTTACGAACTTCTGCCAATGTATTCAATTGGTTGGTTAGGACAACTGGCAATACTGCGTCAACAGCAACTGAAAGCAATTGGAATACTTTCGTTTTGTTAGCTTCCCAGTTGTAGAAATCGATGCGCTCACCGACTTCTTGGCCCAATGCTTCTGCGAAAATTTTACGCATTGCATCGTCGCCAGATGTTTCGTTGAAAACTAGGTTTTCGTTTTTATACAAGTCGATAGACAGTTTTTTTAAGTCATTTGCTTCAAACATCTATTTATTTCCCACCTTCACTATTATTTAAAACGGATTTGAACTAGGTCGCCCACGTTAGCAAGGTAATCTAAGTCAATTACTTTACCAATGACAACATCGTCAATTCCATCAGCTTTAACAAGTCCAACGCCGTCTGCGCCGACTGCTACTGCGTCACCTTTAACAAGACCTTCTGGAACCAAGTCTGTTGAGAATGACATTACATTACCGCGCTCGATGATGTAGGCGCGAGCACCTTTACCAGCTGGAATGCTTTGTTTTGTATAGTCGTAATCAGGGTGTCCATAATCAATGAACTCACTAACTACGATTGCTTCTGGGGCTTTGCCTTGAGCTGTTAGAGTGATTCCAACTGCTTCCCCACCAAAGGCTTCATCTACTGCGCCTAATTCAACGAACGTCCCATTGTGAAGTGGTGCGTTGTGGACAACCGTTTCGATGTGAGCTGTAGATTTTACTTTATCTAGTCTTACATACATATTTTTTTAACTCTCCTTCATATTGTTTATTAAAAGAATCGGTCTAATGTACCGTACTTCGACTCGCGTTTGCTAAAGTTCTGTACGCTTACGCTAGGTTCAACTTCTTCTTTTTTGTTTTTGATAAGCTGGAAGCATTTCAGAGCGATTTCTTTTTCGACATCTTCTACGCTAAACTCAGCAAACTTACCTCGAATCTCAGTTACAAATTCTTCACCAAGCTTCTCAGCAAACTCTTCGACAAGTTCTTCCTTCTTGGTCTTATCGACCTCCGCTTTGAACTCATAAAGCTCTTGCAGTTGCGCTTCTAATGAAGCTACTTGCGCTCTATTTTCTTCAACTTTTTCCTTTTCGGATGCGTTCAGGAACATTGGGAATACCTGTTCTTCGTTAGAGAGATTAATTTCGTCTCCATTTTTCTCATACGTTACACTCAGCAATGTGCTGGTTTCGCCTTCATCGGAGTAAGTTGTCTTCTCCACGATAAATCGATTGTCATATACTTGAAGAATGTATGCGTACTCGCGCTCGCCTAAGTTTTTACGAACTGCTGAGTACAATCCGCGCCGAACGTCGTCGTGACTCAATTCGAAGCTTAATGTAATAGCGTCGTCGGATAGAGAGAACGTTTGTTCTGGCTCTTGTGGCTCAGGTGTTGGTTCTGGCGTTGGCTCAGGCTCTCCGTCTTCCGAGAAGTTTCCTTCTGGTTCAGCGGCTCCTGTAGGCTCTGCTGGCTCCGTAGCTTCTGGTTCTCCACCGTTGTCTTCGAAGTTTGCGCCATCTACATTGTCAACATTGTCTTCCGCGCCTTCTGCGGTTGTGTTAGCGTTGCCTTCTTCAAAAGTTGCTTCTGGCTCTAGCGCTTTGTTTTTTTTGTTGTCTTCCACAGATGAATCTCCTTTCTCCAGCTCGAACGCTTGATACATTTCGTATAGCTCTTGCTGGTATTGGTCTTTTTTATTACTAAAAAATTCAATCGTGCTTCCAGCCATGGCTGGGTTCACGCTTTCACCCAAAATGCAAAGTGCAGAAAATCTGGCAGATGTTACTACCATTCTTCCAATGTCGTCGCTTGCGCCCTCGACATGGTCGATTTCCATGCTTTGTGATTTAACCCCATTCGCGTCAGAGAAGATTTTCATGGCGTCGGTGAACTTAGTCCACACATAACCTTCTGCGGTTAGCCATTCTTTTCCGCCTCTTTTTTCGAAGCTGTAGTTGCAATCTTTTGGAATAAACCCATATGCGTGACCCGCATATCTTATGGAGATTCCATTAGATTTAAGGGTTATCTCGTTTCTGTGATTGCTGAAATCCTCTTCATCTTCATCTTCGTCGTCATCGCTATCGGTTTTTTCGATATACCCTACGATTGGAATGCCAGACAGAGTTGTTGCCATCTCTTCTAGGACGTCTTTCTCAAAGTATGAGTTGTTCAGGTTTTCACCCGTGTGAGCAATCCACACTTTGACTTTTTTGAATCTGCTGTCAGCGTCGTCGTTTAGTTCGAAGCTTACTGGCATGTTCATTTTATCGATGTTAATCCCCATTATTTTTCACCACCTTTCAACGGTTATGTTGCATCGTTTATTCTATCAGTATCGTCTGTTGGTTCGTCGGTAGTTGGTCTACCAATTTCTTCCCCAGTGCCAGACATTGTAAACGATGTTTGTTTAGGTAGCATAATGGAGTCGATATCAATCATCTTTTGTTCCATCACTAATGTGTTGACTATTTCTACTGGGCTCATTCCGTTAGCGGCTAAGAACTCTGTTCTCGAACCACCGAGGTTTAATTGCTTTTCGAAGCGTTGCAAATCGTCTTTCAATGTAAAGTTGGATTGTCTCACAAACTTCATTTTCCAAATCAGACCGTCCATGGACTTGTACTTGCTCAGCTCATAGTTGTAGTAGTTTTCAAGCATCGGGAACAGCTTCGTGTACAGCCAGTTCGCGTCTTTCTGAATAGACAATTTGACAATGTTTGAACTTGTCGTAGTGCCACCAAACAGGTTTGACGGTGTACCAGTTGACAGGAACAGTTGTTGCTGGGCCTTGTCGACCGTATCGTATGCTTTGGTGTTCCCAGCACCGTTTAATGGGATGTTTGTTAGTTTTAGTGGCGATGTGATTCCGCTGATTCCTTTAGGAAGCGCGCGTTTCATTGCCGTGTCGTAAATCTTAGCGGTTGTCGCTGTTACTAGCGGCTTGCCGTCTTTGTCGGTTGGAATTTCAGAGTGAATGATTCTGATTGTATCCAACGTGTCTTTAATCTCTACGTTGCTCTTAGCAGTCTCTAACTGCAATGAGTCAATGAGCAAGCTTGCGAATTCAGAAATCGTTGTTCCGTGGCTCATGACGCTATAGTCAAGTGCGAAGGCGACTCCTTTGTCGCTTACTTTGTACCATTTACCCTCAGTCCACTTCTTCTCGTCGTCAACTTGTCCGTTTGTGAATGCCTCAAGAGCTTTTTGCAACTCGTTAGGCAAGCCCAGTGTTTCAGCTTTAATCTTAGACATGTCTAGTTCAAAGTGAAGGACGCTATTGGAAGACTCGTAGACCCTACAGAAATCAATTGGAAACTCCATGAAGGAAACGCCTTTTGAGTCCTGTATCTTGTAAAAGAACGAAACGCCGTTCACAAGAGTCTGTTTGAAGAAGTAAGGTGCATAGAATTTGATATTGTAGTCGTCGATAAATTTAGCGACGCCTAGATACTCTTCTAAGTTCTGCTTCATCTCATATCCGCTTTTTTGGTTCATTATCGGATATATGGAATAGTTATATGTTGGGTGAGACTGGAAATATCTTACCGTCCCTCCGACGATACCGTTCTTTTTATAGAGCGATGTCATATATGACGCAATGGAAGCAGAGTTTTCCTCTGGCGAACTGAATAAATTGTTTACAGTTGTCGTGGTGGCCGTTCTAAGGTTGACAGAGCCAGCCCTAAGATTGCCGTCGTTGTCACTCACGGATTTTGCAAAATCCTGTTGTAGCTTGTCTAACTCTACTGCGTAATCTCGTTTCAACTATTCACCGCCTAATCTTCTCTTACATACGACGTGACAAAAATCATATCTTTGTACATGTCGTTATCGTCATTGTCAATCAATTTCTTTTCTAATTCACTGGCGTATATGTTTCCATAAGCCAATGAGGAGTATCTATCTTTTGTGGCAGTGCCGACCTCTTTAATCTTGATGTAGCCGCTTCTCACTTCGTACTCCAAAGCGATTAACTCGTTTGAAAGTGCCGAGGCTTGCTGGAAAGCATATAGCTCTCTTTGCTGTTGCTCGATGCTCTTGGCAAGGAATCCGCCCTTATCCACCAGAAACTCACGTTGCTCGATGTCATTAATAGGGAATCGAATCTTCTTGTTCTCCAAAGCCGTTCTCAAGCCGACTGCCATCTCATGGTTTAGTCTTGCGTCTGCCTTGTACGGAATAACTACTGGTAATCCAGTTGTTTTGTTCCGCTCATTCATCTCTTCATGGTTGCTCGCGTCTGGCGAAGCGCTCCACGCTGGATACTCGACGTCTCGTTCTTCGTCATACAGAATCTTACACACAGCATCGAAAACCCCAAGTCCGTTACCCATCGCGTCAAGAACGACGTAATCGGCTTCAAAATCGTGATATAGCTGTTTTAGCCTTATAGCCAAGTCATCTGTTGATATCGTTTTAACTATGCTCTCCAAGTACAGTACATCTCTTCTATACGACGCGCCCTCTTGAATCAAGCGTATGCAAGTGAATGCAGACGAGTCATTCTTGACGTTTTTGTTGCCACCCATAAGGGCGACGTCGAGGCAGACAAGGCGTATTTCTGAGTCTTTGTCTATACGTGGGATATTGCTTAGCTTCTTAGGCGATGAGCGCCTATTGTTCTCAATAAACTCTTGTGCTGTTGGCGGCATGAACGCCTTCGAGATAGTTCGGCAGTTATTTATATCTTCAAGCTTGAAGTAACCCCTGTCGTTCTCACCAACGAATAATGCTTCGTATTCCATATCCCATCTTGTTTTGTCAAATGTCGCAGACGTTCTTTCGGCGTCAACAACCGCTTTCGATAACAATTTGTGATGCAGAGACAGCTGATATGGCGTATCTACTGCGAAGTAGTCTTTGTCCTTCAACATCGATTGCACAAATGACTGGAATTCCTTCCACATCCAATGCGTCTTATACCATGCTGACGAGATGTAAATCTGTTTATTTTCTTCTTGCGGATAGTCCGCATATTCAGGCTTGGACATGAATGGAGGCTGTCTCACAACGTTAAGCATCGGTTTCAGGACTTCGTCGATAATGTCTTTTTTGATAAGACGAAACTCGTCCATGATAAGGATGTTACAACGCAATCCACGAGAGTTGTCTGACGACGTTTGCGCGGATATCTTAGACCCATTAAGGAATAAGACCTCGGTTTCATTCATACCAGTTTTTATATTCTTTTTATCGCCAATCTCGGCCCTAACACCTTCAAAGTTGTTGTATAGGAATACAATCTTTTCTGATATAATCAGCCTTGCTTGACCCTTCGTACCAGATGATACTACGATGTTCGTATTGGGGTACAATATACATCTAATAACGCAATATACTGCGATAATAAATGACTTACCAGCTCCCCGCGCCGCGATGTACATAAAGTAAGATACTTTATTCATCATATACAGCATTATCGTCTGATATAAATGTAGATTGAGCCCAAGGTATTCACTGGCAAACCTCTGAGGGTTTTTTCTCCAGTACCCGACCCAATTCATCATGTTTTCTTCGCGTTTTCTTGCTAGTGAGTTCCTTCTCAATTAACCACCTCATTCATAAAGCTGGTTTATTTCATCGTCACTCGCCATGCCAAACACGCGTTTCATAGGAATCTTGAACCACTTGTTGACGTAGTTTGAAATCTTGTCTATGTCATCAAATTCGCTAGAATCTGGTATCGGTGCGTTCATCTCCCACTCTTTGATTCTCATGCCAAGGCTTCGGCCTTCTTCTTGTCCAGACATATCAACGTTCAGTCCAAGTTCTTCCAAATCCTTCGTATAAGCTGTTCGCAGTTGTGGAATAGATTTCACATCTCCAGCGTCCATGGCGTTGTCAAGTGCCTTGCCTAGCTTTACATTTTGTACATACCGTTTCATCTCAAGGACGGTTGCTGGCTCTTTGATTTTTCTCAATGAACCTAGCGCATACTCAAGCTCGATGTATTCATCGTTGCTCTTGCTGGCGCCCCATCGCGATATGATTTCGCTTGTTACAGAAAACTCTTCAATATCCTCAGTGACATCTTCGTCGTCAGGAACGTCTTCGTCCCCGAAGTCGCTGTCCATGAATGACTTGAACTTTTTCTGAGTCGCAATCAGTTGCAAATACTTACTAAAAGCATTTACCCCACCTTTTTCCAATGCGTTTTCCCAAACACTTGTGATATAAGGTATGTTCATCAGCCTAAGCATGTCTACCACGCTATCTTGGTTTCCTATGTCTACTACCTCTTTTAGGCAAGTCTTACAGAATCCGTAAGCTTCCCCAAAAACATCATTTCTATGTCGTGATATCAAGTGCGGCGCTTTAGTGTCGCCACAAATTAAACACACTGTACTTTTTGCCATAATAACACCCTACTTTTCCAGAACAGAAAGAGCTTGGGTAAGATTAAGCACTGTTTCAGAATACCTGTGAAAATCGGCCATTTGTTTAATGTCCATTTTCTTCCTATCCTGTTCTTCATTAACTATGACTTCCATTTTGTCAGTCACGAAATCGATGCACTCACCAATAGAGTGAATCACTTTTTCTTTATTCAATAACACTCACGCTCTCTCTCACTATTGACGAAATACTTTCAAATCGTTTTCATTTGAATGTAAAAACACACTACTAAGTAGCTGACCTTCATTTTTTTATTAGGAGGTTGTCAGTCAGCTACTTAGTAGTATGTAAATGCCGAAACCACGCGGCATTCACTTTGTTTTTATGCGAAGCGAACGGCTACCGCAAAGGTGCAGAAAAAGGAAATGAATATGAAAAAACATTAAGGGAGGAATGACCATACAGGACTCGAACCTGTGTTGAACAGCGCCATGCCGTCCCGTTCTGCCAATTGAACTAATAGTCAACTTTGTAA